GGTTGGTGTAGTCCTCGGCCTTGATCTGCACGAAGCGGAAGCAAACCGGGTATGGTAGCAAGTAGAACTTGCGGTACGAGTACGTCAGGTCGCCGTCACCGGTCTCGCTGTCGAAGCTGTAGATCGTTTCGATAGGCCCAGATTGGATGACCGGCACCGAGCTCGAGATCGGCAAGTACGCGTTCGACGGCTCGTCGATCTCGTCGAGCACGACGTACAGGTTGTCGGTCAATGGGTCGGCGTGGACCGCAACGGCGTGGTGACCGAGTTCGATCAAGCCGAACCCGGTCTGCTTCATGTCGAGGGCGTAGCCGCGCTTGCTCATGTGACCACCACTTCGTGCGAGCTGGTGCCCAGCACCTCAGAGGTTGCAGTGTTCGTGTACGTCACCGTGAAGTTGTAGGTCCCGGCCACCGACGGTGTGCCGGAGATCGTCACGGTACCAGACGTGCCATTCCACACGAGAGCCAGCGTCATGCCAGTGGGCACCGTACCGGTATGGCTGATGCTCAGGTCGATCGAGCTCGAGGCAGTCATGTCCGCGATCGGGCCCGCCACGGCATCCGAGGACGTCAAGACCAGTTGGTTGAGGCCAGATGGGTCGCGCATCAGCGCGGTCAATCGACCCGTAGCGCTCACCCGCAAGGCAACCATCGGATCGATGCTGGTCACATCCTGGGCGCTGATGACTCGTGCACCAGTTCCCGGGGCGTACGCTGTCGGGTAGACGGCGGCGCTCAGCGAGAACCGGCCGGTGCCGGGGCTTGCAAGGCGATCCGACAGGATGTTCGAGCTGCCAGGGAAGTGCGCGCTGAATGATCCGTCGTAGGCCTGGGTGTTGCTTTGCGCAACGCTGCCTTGCGCAGTGAGCGTCGCTCCCGTGCTGTCGGTGAACGTCGTCGAGCCGTCGGGACCGCTGAAGTCGATCGACAATTTCGACACGCCGCCTTCCGACACGCGCACGCGATCGATGTACCCGCTGAAGAATTCCTGAGCGTTGTCGAAGCTGCCGATGTCGTACGTGCGCTGGCCAGACCCCACGTTCGAGGTGTACCCCGACTGGGATGCCCGGACCACATTGTTGGCCAGCAACTCCACGAGACCGCTGGCATCGCGACGCAACTCGATCAACGTCCATGCGTTCAACGGCACGCACGTCGCGCTGGTCGTTGCCGGTCCAGCCACATAACTGACCGCGCTCTCGAGATCCAGATCGTGCGGTGTGACGTCGAATGAGAACGCCGTGCCGCCCGCGGCCACGTCCTCGGTGTTGTACCAAAAGTGGTACACGTCATCATGCGCAACACCGACGATGCTCGCGGGCAGCAACGCACGCCACTGCCGGCGAGTGAAGATTGACTCGGTCAGGTTGCGCACACTGCCATTGCCGGCCACCGCGATCAATCCGTCGGGCGATGCGAAGACCACGCCGATCCCGATGAGGTAGGCGAACGATCGCTTCGAGATGGCCGCCTGCGGCACCTCGAGCTTGGTCATGCTGTAGGCCGATGGGTCGTTGCCGATCGCCAAGTATGGGAACGACTTAGTCCCGATCACCACCGTGGTGTCGATGTTGCCGATGCCGACGATGTCGGTGTCGGTGTTCAGTCGCCACTCCACCGGCCACGCATGTGGGCGGCCTTGCGCAGAGAAGCACAGCTGGTTGCGCCGGAAACCCACCATGACGCCGTTCGGCAGCGCCAGGATGCCCTTCAGATCGTCAGGCGGCAGCGCATATAGATCGGTCTCGAGCACATCGCCAAGCTCCGAGTCGGTCAACTCATCGACGTAGTCGGCTTCGCTGATGTCGATCTCAGCAACGAACTTGAACACCGTGCCGGTCGATCCGCTGACCGCCCGGTAGATCCGCTTCGTCTCCACTGCGTAGTCGACGCTGTACCCAGACTGCACGGCAGTCATCGTGGTCACCGTGACCGCAGTGCCGTCGTCCTTCAGCAGCGTGGCGCTGGGCGGGCTAGGCGCCGACTCCTCGCCCAGATCGTTGACGAACGTGTAGACGTAGCTGGTGGCTTCCTGCTCGATCGGGGTGGATGCGGCAGTGGAGCGCACCGAGATGTTGTCGATGTACGCAAACGAGTCCCCGCCGGCGAGCGGCTCGGCGCGCTGATGGACGAACCCCATGATGCCGCCACGATTCGGGAACGAGTTCGTGACGGTGAGCGTGGCCAGTTGCGCGCTACCTTGGTACAGCGTAGCCGTCACGGTACGCGTGCCTTGCGTGTTCGTGACGATCTGAGTCTGAACGGTGTACCGAGTGGCTGGCGACAGCGACACGCCGGTGCTGGTCAGGATCGACAGACCATGCAAGTTGAACCCCGGCGCGATGCCCAACTGGAAGCTGGACTCGGTCAGGAACACGGCGATACCCGCACCAGTGGTGCTGGCCAGGATCGTCGCCATCAACTGCACTTTCGACGTGGCAGTCCCATACAGCACATCGAAGCTGAACTCGACGACCTGGGCGTCATCGACACCGAAGTCACGGTACAGGTACGCAGGAGAGTCGTTGTTCTCTGCGGCTTGCAGGTAGTAGCATGAACCGTTCGTCGCGTCGGGCGCGGTCGTCTCACCGACGATCGATCGCGTGAACGCCGTGCTGACCGGAGAACTCGTTGACCATGACGTGGTCAGTTCATCGCCGTTGTCGAGCACTTCAGTGACACTGGGCCCACCGAGCGTCGACACACCAGGCACGCACGTCGGCTGTGTGTCGGGCGCCGGCACGCCTAGCGGCCGCGTCGTGATGGGGTACGGCTCTGGTCCGCTTCCGCTGCCGGTGGCCAGCGCGTAGTTGGTGAACCGTGGCTGATCGTAGATGTCCGGTCCGGTCAGGTACGTCCGGTAGGTGTTGTCGCCGGGGATGGGCCCGCGCGCGACGTCGACATCGGCCTCCCACGACAACCACTTGTCCGAAAGAAGGTAGATTGTTCGGACATCACCGCCGTTGGCCAGCACCTTCTCGATGCTGAACTGGCGCCATGACTGTAGATCGCCTGACTGCAGGCGCGCGTTGACGACCTCGGACCCGGCGTTCTCGGGCAGGAGTCGCTTGCTTACGCGAGGAACTTCACCTCGGAACGATTCGATTGCAAGGCGCATGCACCCATCTCACAGTCGCAGGAATCGCACAGGGCGAACCCGTTGCGACCCGGTGTTGAACGAACGCTGCGCGTCGATCTTGGCGTCGAGGATGCCCGACTTGTAGTATCGGTCCTGGCGCGCAGCTTCGGGCAGGTTCGTCCACGGCTGCGTCGGGATGGTGTACAGGTAGGCCAGCGCGCCTGCCTGGATGACGGTGTTGTACTTCTTCAGGATGTCGCGCGGCACACGCTCAGCGTTCTCTTTCGGTGACAGGATCACCGCGCGCAGGATCATCGTGTAGGTGATGTCGGCCACCGGATGGATGTCGAACATCCCCTCGGGCCGATATGCGTACCAGCGCGGCTTGCTGAGGCCATCGGTCTCGCGCCACAGCAGCGGGTCGCCTGGTCGGATCTTGAACTCGATCGGCGCCGACGGGTTCGTCTCGTCGAGCACGATGATGTCGCCGCGGATCTGGATGACGTCGAGGTAGTCCTGCTGCTGGGGATCCGGTAGCGTGATCTCGTAGGTGCCGTCGGTACCGCTCGAGGTGTCGTCCGTCGTCATCGTCACCGGTGTGCGCAGCCAGTGCGAGTCGGCGCAGAAGTCACGCAGCGAGCGGATGAACGCGCGCTTGAGTGTCTGCGTCGGGCACTTGCGCACGATCTGCGCGAGCTCGCGCAGCTGATCGAAGGTGTCGACGAATTCCATCTATCACTTCCCTGGTGACTCGGACACCTTCGGTGCAATCGCAATCTGCGCGGTGCTCTTGAGCCCGACGCCTTGCTTCCACTCATTCATGTAGTACGCCTCCTTCGTGGGGTCGTACCGCTTGCTGCTGATGCTGTAGGAGCGCCCCAGCATGAAGTTGACCAGCAGATGTTGGTTCTCGCTGCTGATCAGCAGCTCGTCAGTCGAGTCGACGATCTCGGGGTGGACAGCGCCGTAGACACCCTCGACCGCGACGCCGGAGCCTCCGGTGTTCGGCGGGGTGACGTAGAAGACCTTGGGATTCTTCGGGCTGAAAGCCCAGTTCTCGACGTACACCGTCGGTTCGTCTTGCGGCCAGAACCGGTTCGTCTCCTGCAGCAAGTCGAGATCGACCTGGGTGCAGACGCGGCCAGAGTCGCGGTTGTGCGTGATGCCGATCAGCTCGACACCGTCTTCGGGGATCGTCTGCACGATCCCTGCGACCAACGGGATCTCGCCCGTGACGGTGTACAGGTCCTTCTTGACGTCAGTGGTCGCGCGAAGCGCTTCGTTGAGGAAAGCGATCAGATCCGCTGGGGAGTAGCTGACCGCCGACGCATCCAGCAGGATGCGCCGCACTTCGTTGATGACCACCGATGCCAGCATGCCGTCAGCTCAGTTGCTCGACCGGAGTCGCCTTCTTGAGGGAGGCCTCACGCATGTCGGCAAGGTTCATGATCTCCTTGCGCAGCGTGCGGATGTCCTTCTTGCCATCGAGGTCCTGGCCGAACTCCACCAGGGCGAACTCGAGCAGCTCGGCCTTCGTCGCGGCGCCGATGTCGAACGGCTTCGACTCGTCGTCGATCGCGCTGTTCACCACCCGGCGCGCGCCAGGGATGCGGCCCATCGACTTGAGGTACAGCATGCGTTCCTCGAGGTTCGCGTGCGGGTTGCCGCTGTAGATCACGTACTTCGGATTCTTGCGGATGTGCGGGATGTTGGGGAGCAGGCGACCGTCCTCTGTGCTGATCAGGAGCGGGTTGCCCCGGTCCTGCCGAGCACGAGCACGGGCATCCGCGATCTTGGCTTCGGTCTCTTGAGAAATTGGCATGGTGCCCTCTGGTAGATAGATGAAAGCCGGCACCGATTGCGCGGCGCCGGCTTCGGAATCGAGCAGTCAGCTCAGTCCTTACGAACCGGTCGGACCGCCCGGGGTATAGGCACGGTGCTTGACCGGCCCGGTGTTGCCCATCTTCTGGCTGTTGCTGGGAGTGCCGCTCGGATAGCGGGCCTTGGCCTTGCCCGAACCCTTCGCGACGGCGTCGGTCACCGTGGCAGGGGTGTTCTTCACATCCATGCCCGGACCGTAGGGGTTGCTCGTCTTCATCTGGAAAACTCCTGTTCGTTGCTTCGATCACCCAGTTGGACGGGGCACTAGGTGCCCCATCCTACTGCAATCAACCCGGCGTGACCACCGCGGTTCCGACGTACTTCGGCTCGATCACCTCGAAGCCGTAGACCATCAGACCACGGATGACGTAGCCGAAGTCGTTCGGGTTGTCGATCATCTGGCATTCGACGATCTGGGCCGCGAACGTGAGGCCGGCGCTGTGGCCGAACATCAGGAACGTCGCGGGGCCGGGGCTGACCGTGGTCAGCAGGTTGCGCGATTGGTAGATCGTGAACCGGTCGATCTCACCGATCTTGCCGTTGCGCAGGATCGAAACCCCGTCACCGGCCAGCGATGCGATCTTCAGGTCCGACTTCTTCACCAGCGCGGTGACCCACGGCGGGACCACGAGCCAGCGGCCTTCGTCGGGCACGTTCTGCTCGTCGAGGACCGTGCCCAGGTCGACGATGAACTCGACGACGTTGGACTTGGTCAGCCCGTACGGGACACTCGAGGTGCCGATGTTCAGGTTCGAATCGACACCGGCGGTCAGGCCTTGGTTGTTGGCCGACACGTCCGCGGGAATCGTCTGCAGCACGTCCGCGTCCACGGCGATGCGCAGCTGAATGCTGCCATCGTTCGCGAACACATCCGCCATGTCGACGTCCGCTTGACGCATATCGACGAGGCTCAGCGCCACGGCGAAGGCCTTGGCCTGGTCGATCACCAGGGTGACCGAGTTGCTCGACGGATACAGCGCGCTCAGGCCGGCACCGACGGTGTAGTCCACGACGGTGACGTCGGGGATCGTGCGGATCGTGACCTGGGCACCCATGCCCGCGATCTCGCCCTCATAGTCGGTCGAGCAGATCTCGCCGAACACCGTGGTCTTGTAGAACTTCTCGACGAGCTTGCCCGAGAAGATGACCGGATCGTAGTTGATGGAACTGCCCGGACCATAGTCGGGCAGACTGGAATCGCGTGGAACACCCATGATTGGACCTCAGGAAAGGGGATTGGACTCTATTGCTGCCTTGCGGCAGCGCGGAGCTTCATCCTCGCCTCGAACTGAGCGCGTTCCGCGGGACTCACCTTGCCGATACCGGAGCGCGTGAAGTAGTCCCGAATCTCCTTGTCGGTCGGGGGCTTCAGTGCGCCTGCGCCAGCCGGCGGTGCGGGGTCTTCGTTCTGACCTCCATCGCCATGCGGCGCAACAGGAGCGGGCGGCGGGGCAGTCTCCTTGCGGAATGCTTCGAACATCTCTGCCACGGCGTGGGCATCACCCGCGCGTACGTGAGCTTCGAGCACTGCTTGGCGCTGCACACCACGAGGACCTTTCGGTTCGGCAAGCCACGCATGCCACGGTTGCGACACGTCGATGGTCTGGTAATCAGGTACCAGATCCAGCAGCTCGTCGTAGAACTGCTGTTTCGCGGTGCGCGCTTGGCGCTCCGCGTCGCGTGTCGCACGATCGTTCCTGGCCGCCGGGGTGGCGGCTGGCGCAGCCGGCGCGGGCGCCGGGGTGAGCTTGGCTACTGCCAGCTCGACTGCTTTCTGCGCAGCAGTGACGATCGTCGTAGCTTCGTCTTCACCGATCCGCTCGATCTCTTCGGGCGTCAGGAACTGCCCGAGGTCGATCTTGCTGCTCGACGGTGAAGGACGTGACTTCAACTCCGAAAGCTCTTGCTCCTTTCCAGAGACCGCAGTCTCCAGATCGGCAATCCTGGCTTCGAGCCCATCGATCTCGGCCTTGTGCAGCTCACGCTCTTGCATCAGCTTGCCATGCATGACCCGGAAGCGTTGCTCCCAGTACGCAGGATCGCTGTGCCGCGGATCTGCCGGCTTGGCCAGAGGTGTCGGCGGGTTCGGCGCCGGGGGTGTCGCCGCATCCGCAGCCGGCGGGGCCGGGGGTGTCGGATCGGACGACAGTCCGTTTGGCAACTCCAACCCGTTTGCCTTCAGGCGGTCTTCGACCGCTTTCGACATGCGGATGACCGCACGGGGGAGACGCGTTTCGTTCGGGGCTTGGGAAGCTTGTGACATCAAATCTCCACGATCCAGGGAACCTGGGGTTCGTTGTCGTTCGGGGATGCGGTCAGCCGCGGGGTCCCCATTTACCACAGCGTCGAGTCATACGGGCGCGACCCCGGCACCGACCTCTGCGCAGGCGATGCCTTGACGATTTTTCCACTGAGGTTCGCGATCAGCGTGTCAAGGAACTGCGCCTCGCCCTGGGCGCGATGCACTGCTGCACCTTCCAGGGTTCGGAGCCGTCCATGACATTCGTCAAGGCACTCCTGTAGCGTCCTGCGGAGGAAAGCTGCCTCGGGCGATTTCGCAAACCGCTCGAAAAACTGCACCTGTTCCGCGGATAGACGCACGGTCGCGATTGTATGCCCGAATTGTCGTCAGCGCGCAAGCCCGACGACAATCACTCGACGGCGGGCGTGAGCGCCTTGACGGTTTCGCTCGAGGTCGGGCTGCCGACCTTCGCGTTCTCGCGGTCCTTGGCGAAGGCCTCCTGCACGGCGGCCTTGACCACAGCACCCATGAGGTTCGCGTCTTGGATCGACTTGTCGCGCTGCATCTGCGCCGCGTCCTTGGACTGCTGGAGCTGCAGCTCTTGGTTGTGCTCCATCTGCTGCTGCGCCAGCATCGTTTGCTGCTGTTGCTGCATCATCTGCTGCTGAGCCTGCTGCTGCGCCTCGATCTCGTCGTCGCTCGGGACGATGTCGTCGACCGGGAGCTCCATCGCGGCCGCGGTCTCGCGCAGCAGCGCGGCGCGGTACTTCGCCGTCAGGATCTGCGAGTCGATCGGGTTCGCCGTCATCGTCAGGAACTGGATGCGGCGCTGCTGGGCCGACTCGCGGATCAGGATCATGGCCGCGCCGCGCGGCACGATCTGGCAGTCACCCTTGATGCTCTCATCGGGGTTGTAGAGCATCTCGTTGACGAAGGCATCGTAGATCGTCTGCTCGATCACGTTGCCGTCGATGTTCGAGATCCCGCGGCGCAGACCCTTGGCCGCGTTGCTCATCAGGATCTGCAGGCCGGTGGCGGTGTCAGCACTGCCACCGGCGCGCTCGTTGCCATAGGTGTAGCGCGGGATGCCCGTCGCGTCGTCGGCGCGGATCTCCCACTTCTCGTACAGCGCCATGTGGTTGGCGCTGCGGTCGTCGGGCTGAAAGAACCCGATGCCGGGGTTCACGCCCTGCGTCGGGTCGCTGCGCAACTGGAACTGCTTCCAGGGGAACATCTCGAGCGACTGCTCGCCGTCGGCCAAGCGGTCGATGTGAACCCACGACATCGGGCCGCTGGCCACCGAAAGGTTGTCGGCGGTGGCGCAGGCGATGCCGTTGCACATCTTCTGCGGGGTCTCGCACAGGTCGGGCACCGAGCGGCCCCAGAACGCGCCGGCGATCTCATCGTAGCACGCCTTGTGGTACGGGCGCCGGCCCAGCGGGTGCGGATTCAGCGCGGCGTACAGCACGTAGCTGCCGCAGATCACGACGTTGCACTCGTACTCGCGCGTGGTGTCGGTGGGGTCGATGCCCTCGACGCCCCAGGAGATCAGTTTCCAGGCCGGCACCCGGCCCCAGAAGTTCAGCGCATCGATGATCCCGGGCGGCGACAGGAACAGGTACATCGTCTCCTGCTCGAGCCGCTGGCGCTCGCCCTCGGTCCACAACCAGCCCTCGAGGTGGCCGTTGCTGTAGTCGTGCAGCGCGCCGTCGATCTGGTCGTCGCGGTACCCGGGCAACCCCTTGAGGTCGGCCAAGTCGCTGCGCTGGAAGCGGATGCGCTCGATGAAGTTGCCCTTCTGCGGCGTCGAGGCGCCCGGGCCGGGGTAGGCGTCGAACGGGCTGACGCGATCCCACCACTGGATGGGCTCGCTCGTCACCTTGGGCTTCCAACCCGGACCCCACGTCAGGCGGCGGTGCCGCTTGTAGATCGGGCCCTTCAGGATGGCCGCGGGGTACGTCGTGAAGTCCTCCACGAACGCGTCCATCGCGTGGTAGTAGTTGCCCTCGACCATGCGATCAGCGAGCTTCTTCTCCATCCGCTTGGCTCGGTCATCGGCCAGCTTCTTGTACGTCTTCTCGGCATCCTGGCGCAGCTTGTCGCCGATCTGCCAGACCATGTCCTTGAACTCGGTCGGGTCGGGCACGCCGCCGCCGGCCTGGGCGGCCTGCTGCATGACTTGCTGCGCCTGCGCGATCGCCTTGCGCACGATCGCCTGCTTCATCGGCATGGGCAGATCAGGCACCGGGGTCGACTCAAGCCCCCAAGGTTGCTCGCCCACCGGCAGCACCACGTCGCGCGTCCACGCCGAGCCGGCGCGGCACTTCACTTCGGTCAGCGGAGCCCAGACGATGTTGATGCCACCGTTGGACTGCTGCATGTCGTTGATCTCCTGGGGGCTGTACACGCCGCGGCGGGCGCGCAAGCACTTCAGGAGCTTCAGGTCGATGCGCTGCTTGTAGATCTTGTTCTGCTGCCACGCCATGCGCACGTGGCCGGCGAGCTGGTTGTCGTGGATGTCGGGCAGCTCGACCGGATCCGGGGGCGCCGCAGGCTCGTCACGCTTCACCAGCTCCTTCAGCCCGAGCCGGCGCACCATGGGGTTGACGCCCCCGTTGGCCACGCCGGTGACGGGCGCGCGGCCCGCCAGGGGTTTCTGTCCCAGGGGAGACGGAGGGAGGGCGCGCGTGGTGAGGGCCATGCTGGGTGCCGATTATGCAGCATTGTCACCGAAAGACCAGCGGGGCGACATTTCCTCGGTAGTTGCGCACAAGTACCGAGGAAAAGGAAAAGGAAACGGCCCCTGGCATTGCACCAGGGGCCGTCCCATCACACCAAGGAGAATCACCATGAACACCCGGCTCTCGCCAACCGAGTGATTCCACTCTACCACAACTCAGCGCGGCGGGGGAACAAATTCACCCAGCGCCGCAGCGAGCCACAGGTCCAGCGGCCACGCCAAATCCAGTGGGATGTCGTTGGTGACGTGGTCGATGACCCACTCGAGGATGAACGGGACGAACAGCAAAGACCAGCAGCGGCACGCGGATCCACCAGAACTGGATGCGGATGACGTGTTTCATCATGGCTCGTCGGGCCACTCTTCGTCGTGGCCAGGGTCGGGTTCATCGAATGGAAGCGGGCCCATCAGCGACTCCACACCACGGTGCGGCGCTGCACCGGGCGAACCTTCGCGTTCGTCACCTTGCGATCGATCAGCTCGGGGATGAACGTCAGCGCCAGCGAGTCGGCCTTGTCGGGCGACTTGCCGCCGTTCTTCTTGATGTCCTTCTTGCTCTGCAGCTGGATGCGGAACTTGGCGTCGTAGCCGTAGTCGAGCGAGGTCAGCTGCATGTCGAGGTCGTCGTCATCAGGGATCTGCCCGTTGGCGAGCCACTCCTTCATCTTGCCCCAGCACTCCGCGCGCTGGTTGAAGAACTGCTTCTCGTCCTTCGCGGGCTGGCCCCACATCACCGGCACGAGCGGCGTGGCCAGCCGCGGCATGCGCTTGAGCGCGGAGTCGAGGTCCGCACCCACGCCGATGGCGTCGTACACGATCGCGCTGACCGGTTCCTTGCGCACCAGCTCGAAGACGCGGCCGGCGACGTCCGGACCGTCGAAGCCCGACAGGCTGAGCTGCCAATGCACCTTCAAACCCTGCCGCAAGGTGATGACGGTGAAGTCATCGCCGAAGCGCGCCGGGTCGATCGCCAGCACCTTGGGGAAGGCCATGTACGCGATCTGCGGCACCTGGCGCTTGCGCGCCTTCGTCACGAGCTCGGGCTCGATGTAGTTCGAGTAGCCCGCGCGCGGGAACTCGCCCTTGACGCGCACACGCACGAAGTCGCTGTCTTCACCGTACTCGTCGATCCACGCCTGGATCTGAGCCTTGTTCGTGAAGCTGACACTGCGACTGTCGACCTTCGTGACGTGGTTGCGGCCCGGGCGCGTACAGTTCTTGAAGAAGCGGCCGGTAGTGCGCGTGCCGTTGCCGAAGCGCACCCACATGATCTCCGTCTCGCCGTCGGTCAGCGCACCCTCGGTCACGTCCCAGATCAGGTCATCGATCGCTGCGGCCTCGTCGAACACGACGATGATGCGCTTGCCCTGATTATGTAAACCGGCGAAGGCCTCCGACTTCTCCCGCGTCCACGGGATCATGTCGATGCGCCACGTCTTCTCGCGGTCCGGATCGTCCTTGATGTAGATCGCGGTGGCGGTGAGCGTGAACAGGTCGCGCCCGATGAAGAGCTGGTACCACTTACCGAGCTCGGCCCAGGTCTTCGTCTTGAGCTGGCCCTCGGTGTTCGCCGTCACCACGCCGCGCGTGTCGTCGAACGTGGAGATCGACCAGAGCAACAGCCAGCTCACCAGGGCGGACTTGCCGACCCCGTGGCCGGCGACCGTGTCCTCCTCGATGACGATACCCTCGCCGTTGGCCTCCTGCAACTTCAGCGAGATGCGCCGCAGCTGGTCGATCTGCCAGGGCTCGGGGCCAGTGCGCTTCTCGAGCGAGGTGCCCTTGACGCCCCACGGGAACGCCACATGACGAAC